GGTCGAGAATTGGTCATTCATACCCAAAGATTATGAATCCGGTGAATTTATTGAAATTGGAAGCAAAGAACTTGAAGAAATGATTCAAGTTGCTTGTACTCATCGTGATTATTTTGGAACCTATAATACTATACCTCAGTTATGCGAATTGCGCGATGAGGTGTTAGGATGGGAACAAGATGAGCTTAATGATAAAAAATTGTTTGTAGAATATGACTGGTGAGAAAAAAATAGTAGAGTTGAAGTTTAATAATATTACCTATTCTATGAAGATAGGTAATATTTTATTTATAGGAGGTGTGGGAATATTGATTGAAGAAACAATAGCAAAATTCAAAAAATTTATGGAAGAGCACTTTCCAAATCAAGGTATCGCGGCGGAAGCATTACATATTAGTCGTTCGCATTTAAACAAAATTATTAATAGGAGAGATAATCCATCCACAACATTATTAATTAGGATGGAGAAACTTATGGAGGACGAAAAATGACAAAGAAAGAATATCGTGTATATACTCGTTGGCTTGCATATGAATTGCGAAAATATGGATTTCCTATTATTCGCACTGAAGTCAATGAGTATCATCCACAATTTGATGTATATATTTTTGAAGATACTATGAAATTACATCAAAGAATAGTGGAATTATCTGCCGAGCGAAAGGCAAGGCAAGGAGGCTAACATTTATGGCAAATTATGCAAATCAAAAAACTATTGAAATTCCAAAAGAAGCTATTGATAAAGTAGCTCATTATACAAATAGTAAAGAATCATTTTTACGCGCTATAGATTGGAAATATATTGAGCAAGCTCAACAAGTATTAACAGGAAATGAATTTACTTTGCTTGTATATATACTCAAATGGGCCGGTAAAGGAGTGTTTGATTTTTCTCCTGCCGCTGTAGAAATCGCTACCCAGATGTCTGACAGTACTGCTACCCGCGCGCGAATGACGCTTGAGCAGCTTGGATTTATTAAATTAAAAAATAATTCTACTAATAAATATGAAATAGATTTAAATCCACCCGGCTTAGAAGCTTTAGCTATTCAAAAGCGCGCAGAAAACATTGTGAATCGTCAAAATAAAAAGAAAGTTGTACCTAAAATGGATGAAACTTTCATAACTGAAGTTTAACTCAAAATGAGTACAACTCAATGCTCCCAATTTGAAAAAAGGTTTAACTCAATTTGAGTTAAGGTTTAACCCAAAATGAGTGAAGGGTCCACCCAAAATGAGTTAAGGTTTAACCCATTTTGGGGTAAGTATATAAGGATATAAGGATATAAGAATAATAAGAATATAAGGATATGGCGCATTCGCGCATAAGGAGTAAAAATGAAAGTAAAAATTAAGGTTTCCTATGAATGGGAAGAAGATATGACTGAAGCCTGGAAAGAATGGAAAGCCGATGGTTATACCATTGAAGAATTTAAAGAAAAAGTACTATATTATCAAGATGCTGTCGCACGATTAGATGGAGCCGCAGATAACCATATCTGTTATGACTATAAAAGAAATTTAGAGGTAAAATGGGATGAGTAAAACAAATTGTTGCAATTGTGGTGCCGCTTTGGATATCTTTGCGCCAAAATGCGAATTTTGTGGCACAAAAAATGTTAATATGACAGATATAGACTTAGCTTCTGGTGAAGCCGCAAACTTTATTTTCAAATTGCCAAATAATATTACTGTTAATGGTAGTATGTATATGTCCATGCTTGCCGTACCAGAACTAGAAACATTAGAAATGACAAGTGAACCAACTGAAATATATGGAGGTTGGGGCAATACTAAATTAGCTTATACAAATAATTATTCATTAGAAATGGGACTAAATTTACGCGCTGTTCCTCACACAGATAATTCACTTTGTAATTTGACAATTAAATAAATTTATGGTATAATAAAAGAAAAAGAGGTATATAAAATGGAAATTAATGCCGAAATGAATAAAGTATTCGGACAGGAAATGGCTAAACTTTTTGCCGCAACTATTAATGAAGAAGAACTGACACAAAAAGCGCAGCAAGTCTGGCTTAATATGAATAAAACAGAATGGACATATAATTCTAGAACTGATTCTACAATTGAAAAATATATTAAAGATCAAATCTTAAATAGACTTTATGAAAAAATCGAAACTATTCTAAAAGAACCAATTAATGAAGAAGCACTTGAGAAGAAAGCGCGTGAGATGGTTGATAAAGCTCGGCGCGTGGGCGAAGAAGCAATTGTCAGAGATATGGCTAAACATATGGCTGATAATGTACTTTCTGCCTATGGTAGAGATGAACGGATAGTACAGGGAGTACTTGCAGAAATGCGTTTGCAGCATGAAAAAAATAGACTTTATTAACAGGGGTAAAATGAATGAGATTAATTGATGCTGATGCTATTCGTGTTAAACCAGAGTATATGGAAAATATTTGTGGCATTGCAGTGATAAGAGCTGAAGATTTAGCAAGAATACTCAATGAACAACCAACAATACCCTATGACATGAAATGGAATCCAGATTGCGAGGATTGTCTGCCAGAAGGAATTGACGATTGTATTGAGTGTCGCAAACGGCAGGAAGGCGGTGAAATGGAATGACAATCCAACGAATGATCGAACTGCTTGAGATTGAGCATGAATGTATACTTCGTAACTCGCACGATGATTGTGACAGAGATTGTGCGAACTGTGATCTTGTTCAGGATGATGGCGATCTGCATGAGATGTATACGAATGTAATTGCCGTGCTGAGAGAGCAGGAAGGGGTTGTTCCGTACATTGACATTGACGAAGCGAAATGCCCTGTTTGTAAAGTGAAACTGACACGGCAGGAACTGATCGGTGACGATGTTTTGTATGAAGATTTCTTTGACTACTGTCCGCATTGTGGGAAACCTGTTTTGTGGGAAGGTCGGTGAAGTGGTAGTAATGATAAAGTTGTTGAAGCGATTATTTTGTCTGCACGATTATGTTATCGCAAGCTCAATGAAAAGAGCTTTGCGTGGCATGAACTACTATGTTTGCGCTAAATGCGGAAAGATATCACTTTATGGTGATTAAACAGGAGATGAAGTGTGAATGAAACTATTCAAGAAATTAAGACAAAAACGCTACGATTTAAGATCCGAACTTGCCAAATGGGTTGAAAAGATTATCGGCGCTGAATATGTAGCCGAAGCGCTTGAAAAGTATGACAAGATAAACGGCGGTGTTCCGATTGGTGGTATGGCTGAAACAGTGGCATTTGTTGGCATGATTGAAACCGTAAAGGCAGAAATAGAAGGTAGGTAAAGTATGAATGAGAGAATTGATTTATCGTGACGATTGTGATTTAAATGCACCATCTCTAGGACGAGATGAGATGCTTTGGGATTTAATTTATAAAATGAATATGCCGGATTCGCAAGAAGTATTTGATTTTGCTGTAGCAGTAATGAATGCCGCACAAAATGTAATTGATACCGCACCCACAATTACTACAAATGAAGTTATTGCCTATAAGTGCCCTGAATGTAAAACAGTTAGTATCCTATATAATGAAGATGAATTCTGTCCTGTTTGTGGTATTAGGAGGAAATATGGAAATTCTTGAAACTATTCCAATCTATGGACCGCCCGATTGGCCTATTATCACCTTTTTTATTGGTCTTGGAATTGCAATTTTCTGTTGTATTTTTTTATACAATACCGAGTACGCTGGAACAATTGTATCCATTATTGCTTGTGTAGTTATATTGGTTGGAGGAATATCTTTGTTGATTTTGCATGACAGTAAATTCTATCGTAATGAATATGTAGTACATATTACTGATATGCCAGCCAAAGAATTTATTGAAAAATATGAAGTAATAAAACGCTTTGATTACTCTGATGTAATTCAAATAAAGGAGATTGAAAAGAAATGAAAGTAATTGCTCGGCCTCTTGGTACTGGTAAGACTAAAGAACTAATGGATATGGCACTTGAGGCTGATGGTATTATTCTTACTACTAATAAGCGCGCTCTTCAAGTAAAAGCAGAAGCATATGGTTATGATTCCCTATGTATTATTGATCTTGCAGACTTGTTTTATGGTGAATTTGATCATACAAAGCCACTATTTGTACATAAACTTGATGATGTAATGCAAGAATATTTTAAGGCAGATTTTAATCTAGATTTGCAAGGCTTTAGTGTAAGAATGGGAGATTAATATGTTTTATAGCTATAAAGATGGTATGAGTACAACAATATGTTCTTCAGCTGAACTAACCGACTTAGTACACAATACTGTTAAATATTACGAAGAGTGTGTAGAAGAATTAAAAGAAAAAAATAAACAGTTATACGCAGATGCGGAAGCTATTGTAAGAAAAGATTATGAAAAACAAATTAATTATCTTACAAAACAATTAAGTCTTTCATATGGCAATTTTGCTTCTCAGAAAGAAAAAGAAGCATATGATGAATTTGAAAAAGAACATATGCACGATAGACTTACCTCACAATATAATGGCGGCCGCGCGCCCTACTTAATTCCAACTGGAACTGGTGTTGGCACTATTCTTAAAGTTGTATGCCCTATTTGCGGAGAATCAAAGGATATTACTGATAATTCAGTATGGTAAAGAAAAGAAGTCAATTAATTGACTTCTTTTTTAATTTATGTTATAATTAAATATAAAGTGAGGTGAGAGAATGGCTTATAATGCAGATTCAATACAAGTACGAGATTTTCGTACCGCGGCGAGGACGACTCCCGGAATGTACATTGGTGCAGATGGACAAGATGCTATGTTTAATTGTTTTCTAGAAATATTAAATAATGCCTGTGATGAAGCAATTATGGGTCGCGGTAATGAAATCACTGTAGAAGTTAATGATAATGATATTAAAGTCACTGATAAAGGTGCAGGAGTGCCGCATGGAAAAAATAAAGATACAGAAGAAGTACTCATAGAAATATATACTTCTGCTCATTCTTCCGGCAAATTTGATTCAACTAATTATAAAAGAGTTCGTGGTATGCACGGTATTGGGTCAAGTACAGTGTGCGTTTGCTCGGAAATCTTTGAAGTCTGGACACGCAGAGAGGGAGCAGAATGGAACATTGTATTCAAAGATGGTATACCACAATCTTCAACTGCGACTAGAATACGAAGTACAAAGGAAACAGGTACGACAGTGTATTTCAAGCCGGATAAGACCATATTCCATTTAAATGAAGATACTCCTTCATTTGATAAAGAACGTATTAGAAAAGAACTACAATTAACTAGCTATTTTATTCCTAATGTTAGTTTTATATACAAAGCAGATGGAAAAGAAGAGAAATTTCTATCTAAAAATGGATTAAAAGATTTTGCGGCGGCTATGATATCTAAACCACTCCATAAACAATATATTTATGCTAATAAACATTTTGACGAAGATATTGATATCGAAGTTTTCGCACAATGGACGGGCGGAAAAGAAAAAAGTTATGTATTTTCTAATGGCGCTTTAAATGCGAATGGCGGTACTCCAATTTCAGGTATGAAAGCGGCTTTTACCCGTACAATTAATGATTTAGCCAAAGAATCATTTGATGGCGATATGATTCGTAAAGGACTAGTAACTATAATTAATATCAAGCATCCGCATCCTGTCTATCAGAATCAGGTTAAGGATAAGATTCAAAATCAGGAATTACGCGGTTATACACAGACAGTATTTACGGAAGCTATTAAAGACTGGGCATCTAAGAATAGAGAAGATTTCGATAAAATTATCGGCATTCTAACTAAAGAGGCTAAAGCCGATGCCGCCGCGGAAAAAACCCGCAATGCAGTACTCAATATGGAGAAAAAAGAAACCGAACAGCGCAAGCGTAAGGTTACTTCCTCTGATAAATTTAAAGATTGCGAAAAGCATGGTCAAGACTCAATGCTTATTATATGTGAAGGTAATTCCGCATTGGGTGGTCTAATGCCTGCACGCGATGTTAAGACAGAAGCGCTATATGCGGTGCGCGGTAAGGTTAAGAATTTGATGAAGCATCCGTTAGAAGAATGTCTAGAAAATCAAGAAGTATCTGATATTATTATGGCTCTTGGTTGTGGTATTCAAGAGCGCTATAATGAGAAGAAACTTAATTATGGAAAAGTCGCAATTGCAACAGATGCTGATGTAGATGGATATTCTATCATGTGTCTAATTGCAACTCTCTTCTATGTTCTAATGCCTAAGTTTATTGAAGAAGGACGGCTTGGTTGGTTGCGCGCGCCACTTTACAGATTAAGTAAAGGCAAACAGCATGTATATGCTTATGATGAAGATGAACTTGCTGAGTTAAAGAAAACTCATAGTGGATGGGAACAGAGCCGCTACAAAGGGTTGGGTGAGATGGTGGCAGAAGATATGGAAGAATCTATGCTGCATCCTGTAAATCGGCGTTTGGATATTCTTACTATTAATGATGCTGAACTAGCGGCCGAATCACTAAAGATGCTAATGGGTACGGAAGTTGAGGGACGCCGGGATTTCTTGTTTGATAATGTGGATTTTAATATTTTGAATAATTAAAGGAGAATATAAATGGCACATAAACGTGGAGATTATAGTGATTTTATTATTGGAGAAATTTATCCTGGTACGCTTATACGAATTGAAAGTGAACCATTTATTATTATTGATCCATCTGGAACACGCCGCCCAAGTATAAAATATACTTGTACCGCTTGTAATAGTGGTATTTTATATGATGGGCGTATTGATCGTATTCGTAGTGGTCGTACATGTAGATGTCCTGAATGCGGGAGAAAAAGTAGGCGTCCTGAAGGATACACAAAAGATACTTGGAAATATCAAAAACGAACTGCAGAAGAAATTAATCTAAATAATCTTACTGGTAAGCATATTGGGGAAATTCGTGGTGACTGGTTTATAAATGCAGTTGATTATACTACAGATATAGCACATGGTCATACTTATTATAAAGTTATTAATATTAAAACAGGGAAAATTAAATCCTCTCGTTTAGATAGTTTACAGCACAATATAGATAATACTTATACAAATGCCAGTATTATTGCTAAAAATATAGCAGAAATTAATAAAGGCCCACGCTCTTTAGGAGAGCAGGCAGTTGAAAAATGGTTGCTTGAACATAATATAAAATTTAATATTGAAGATACTTTTGAAGATTTAAAAGGTATCAACGATGGTTATCTACGCTTTGATTTTAAAATTTTGAATAAACCTGTTTTAATTGAATTTCAAGGAATACAGCATTATCAGCCTGTAGATTTTTTTGGCGGTGAAGAGCAATTTAAAATTCAAAAAATACATGATACGCTTAAAAGAAATTACTGCAAGGCTCATAATCTAAGATTGATTGAAATTCCATATAATTATAAAAATCTTGATGAATATTTGACTGATATTTAAATTTATGTTATAATAAATAAAAAGAAAGGAGTGAGAATATGATTAAGAATGTAGACTTT